AGCAGTGGCATCCGTGAATTGTATTTCGGTGAGATTGTCCGGCCGCCTATGGTCCAGGCCTACGAGAAGGGTAACCGCACCGTAGGGTACATGGTGTATTCCGGCGCCAAGGCGATCGAGCGGCTGGATACAACGCAACTGCTGCGCCTCAAAATGCCGCGGCAGATCTGGGTGCCGCAGTTTGCGGTGCAGGACAAGGTCATCAAAATGGCTTTGTCGGAGAATGACCTGGATGAATTGCCGATCCTGCCGTCGATGGTGGGCGGCTCGTTTCTGCACCAGGCGGAAGAAGCCTATGACCACCTGTATGCCTCATTGCTTGGCTTGATCGGCCAGCGTTTTGCCGATTCCATTGATGAGCGCGTTCTCGGGTTCAACGGTGACGGCATGACGGGAGACCAGAAGAAGAAATTCGGCGAGGGCGTTATGACCATGCTGAAGCAAGCCAAGCAGCGTGCGCAGTGGGCGATTGAATATGGTCAGCCGATTCTTGAGAAATTTACGACCGTGCTGCCGTATCACGGCGATAAACAACTCACCAATCTGTCCCAGCTGGTCGGTGACTCGGGCCGCAATGGCGAACTGTCGATCGAGGACGTGATGATGCACGCGCGCCTGCTGGGCGGTGCGCTAGGAGTGGACTTGTCGATGCTGGGCTTCGCAGATCAATTGTCCGGTGGCCTGGGCGACGGGGGCTTCTTCCGTGTCAGCGCCCAGGTGGCTGAAAAGTCCCGCATCATCCGTGGCGCACTGTCTGATTTCTTCAATTCCGTCATTGATCTGCACACGATGCACCGGTATGGGATTGTCTTTTCTGAGGAAGAGCGTCCCTGGAACATCAATTTCTACGGTTCGATTTCAGCCATGGAAGCCGAGAAGCAGCGAACTCGCCTGGAGTCGGCGAACTCCGCCGCTATGTTGGCACAGGTCATGTCTCAGATCAAAGAGATGGGCCTGGATGAGAAGACGACTGCCATGTTCTTGGCGAAGCAGATGCTGCTAGACGAAGATGAAGCGGCTGCCTATGCCAAGGCCATGGTCGCTAAGGTTGCCGAGGAGAGTGAGATTGGGACTGTTTGATAACGTGGCCAATAGCATTGCCTCGCCGAAGAGCGCCGGCGCCATTGCCGCCATTGGCCAGGCCAAGAAATATCTGCCGCCGCGCTTGGGCGCGCTGGTCAATACGGGCTTGGGTGTCGGCAATAAGCTGCTGAGCGGCGATCTCGGCGGCGCTGCGCTCTCTGTCCTGGATTCAGGTCTACTCGCGAATTATTTCCCGCGCGTGGACGGCTTGGCCGCGTTGGCAGCGTATTGGGCTACGCCGACGCCGCTCTTGGGTGGTATCACGCCGGCGGAAGCCAAGGCAATTTTTGATGAATGTTCGGCAACCCGATATGCCAAGAAAAACCTGTTTTTGATTGAAATCACCGATCTCATGCCGTCCAGTATGGATTCGTTGGTTTCTAAACTGATGGCTGGCGATGGCGCCAGTATGTTTAATTTGTTTGCGACCGAAATCAATTATTCACCCTGGACGATTACTGGGGACAAGATGCGGGTCGGATCCGCGTCAATAGATTCAGTGCATAGCTTGGAATCTGTCGACCTGCGACTCACGACCATGGACGATTCGGTGGGTACCCTCAAAAAATGGTTTGAGTCGAAGGCGGCCGCGGCGACCAAGCGGGACGGCTGTGTCGGCGTGCCGATCGAATACCTGGTCAAGATCCGCATCTTGCATTCGTTTATCACCGATGCCAGCAATCGCGGCGGCTACGAGAGCGTTCTCTATATGCGTCCAGCCAGCATTGAATTCGACCTATCGCGGCGAGACGAGACGGTGCAAGAAATTCAAATGACGTTCTCGCAGTTCGATTCCTTCTTTCCGGTAGCCTGACATGACCATTCAATCCGATAGCTTTGGCTTCCTGGTAGGTGATCCTGCTGATTGGGGCGAGGCGCTGAAATTATGGGCGGCTATTCAGGATGACGTGCGTGGCATCCGCCAGGCGCTCACCTCAAGTGCTGCTGCCGCTAAACGGGTTACCCAGAGCAGCACGGCTCCAGCTCTTGCATTACCGCGCCGTCAAAGCGCCGCGGCTGCCAAGGTGGTACAGATCACCTCCAGGACGGTTGTGCAGCCTACGTCGTTGCTGAAGACGGCGATTGTCAGCAAGAATGCCGTTGCTGGGTGCGCTGCTGGCGGGCGGTTCTGCGCTGGCCAGCATGTTCGATAGCGATGATCCTGACAAAACGCCGGGGGAAAACCGGAAAGGCCGATTTGCCGGTGCCGGCAGCGGTATCGGTGCGCTGGTGGGCGGAGGATTGGGGATGCTGCTTGGCGGTCCTGTCGGTGCGGTCATTGGCGGCATGATTGGCGACAAGCTGGGTGAGGTCACCGGCGAATGGCTATCCACCTTTGACTGGAAAGAGATTGGCGACAAGATCACGGCAACCTGGGACGCTGGCGTTCAGAAATTCAGTGACGGCTGGGATGCGATTACGGGCTTTTTAAAGGATAAATTTGACATTGCCAGGAATGCCGCCAATGTGGTGAAGGATCTCGCCGTTCAGGCGGGAAGCTGTCGAAGCAAGAGGCAGACAAGTACCGGAGCGATCCTAAAATTCAGGCTGGCATGCTGGCTGAATTTACCCGGGAAAATATTGAAAAGGGGAGGAAGCTCGGCGGGACGGACGACGCAGCGAACGTCTACGCCTATCACAATCTCGGTGACGGCGACGCCGGCCGCATCCTGAAAGCGGTGAAGAATAATCCAGAAACCTCTGTGCGGGAAGCGCTGGTGGGTGGTCGTGAGGTCAGCGATAGCGAGCGCTTGCGGATTGAGTCCGTCATCAAAAACAATAAAAGCCTGTATGGTGACGGGACGATCTCTGCCGGCGTTGCCTATAACAATATGGGTAATAAGATGCGCATGGGCGAATTCTTTGCGCAGGATGCGAGAGCGATGCAGGCGAAGAGTGCTATGCCCTCGCTAGCGGTGACGCCACAAACGCCGGCGGTGCCGAATATCTCCGCAGTCCCGAATATACCGACCGCGCCTGCTATAGCGAAGATGCCGGATATCCCCGAGATCGCGTCAATATTGCCGGCGACGCAGCTTAATGCTAGGCCTTCGAATACGTCGGTGACGGTTGTAGCGCCTAAGTCGGATGTCGGACAAGACTTACGTGACCGCAAAATTGCCCATGTTGTGACTGGCGGTATGTCTGGAGGGACTTGAGGCGGATTTTGCGATCTTCTTGCATCGGATGGAAAACGTTCCCGTTCTAGGCTTTCATGAGCCGGTAAAGTTAGGCGCATCATCTAACTTACTCGCATGAGGGCACCATGACCGTATCCAATCCCGCTTACCTGCAGAGCCTGTACAACACCACTCGGTCGATGGGCGACAAAGCCATCTCCAGCGACGCTGCCTTCGAAATCGAGGGCTTTGAGCAGATGTGGCTGCTGACCAAGCAGTTTCCGTGGCCTGAACTGTCCAGCGCCGGCGAAATTGAAATTCCCATGCCGCTCGGTGCGGCGAAGTGGGAGCCGCAGCAGGTCAAAATCAACCAGCAAGGCCAAATTACTTTGATGGAGACCAAGATCGGTCATGTTTCCAAAATGATGCTGAACCTGATCCCTGGGAGTCCTCATCATCGTATCCGCGCTTTTCTGGCCCGGACAACCTGTATCCCAAGAGCGATTTTGTCGAGATCGACACGCCGCTGACGCAGAGCGAATGGGCGATTGTGCGTCCGTTGTTCATTCTCTACGTCGAACGCGAAAACGCTGTCTACCTGGAGGCGTCGCGTTCGCTCGGCGTGGATGTCTACGGCCGCTCGGCGTCCGAGATCGCCCAGGATATCGTCCAAAAGGAGACGGACGTGCAGCGCCTGATGTTCTGCATGCCTATCGTGACGGTATAGCGTATGCAACTGATTTTGTCCTCCGGCACGGTGCTGCGCGGCGATCTGCTGCTCAGTGCCTGTCTGCATTCCGATCTGGCGCCGGTGCCGATGACGCTGGAAGCGGTCGTCAGAGCGACCGATGCAACGGTCGCGGGGCTCAAGCAAGGCAATAGCATCAGCATAGCCAGTGAGGGCTACGTATTTCGTATCGTCCAGGTCAAGCGCAGCAAGGTGTCCGCGAACGTTCAGGGTAACGACCAGATGGCCGCTTTGCACATCGTGGCGCTGTTCGAGCCTTGTCACCAGATCGCGTTCCGCCGTAAGACCGCTGTGATTAAGGAAGGGGCGACGCTAGGCAGTATCTATGGCGCCTGCGGCGCGCGCGTCAAGATCAACGCGGATTATCCGATTGCGCGCTTTGCCTGCTATGCCGGCGGCGTGCCGAGCTATGAAGTCGCCAAGGTGTTGCAGGAAGAGGGTGGCGCCATTTATACCGATGGCCGTGAAGTCACGTTCATTCGCCTGCAGGACATTTTTAAGCAAGAGCCGATTTTGCGCCTGGAACAAGATACGACTGAGAATATCGATAGCGGCTTCATGGAGCGCCACGAGGTGCCGTCTTTCTTTTCGACGGACGCCTCCGGTGCATTTGTCTATGGCAATCGCTCCAAGGTACGCGCTATCGGCTATCAGCCAAGGACCGATGCTCGCATACTGTGGAACATGACGCGCGCCTTGATTCGGAAAAAGATTTTGAAATCCGACTATCTGCCCACCATGAATGCCGGCAAGGTCATTCAGATAGAGCGCGTCAACTACGCCATCATCACCGCCGCACATGCCTTTGAGAGTGGAGCAGACGGCGGTGACAGCCGCCTGTACTCCAAGTTCTGGCTTGGCACGCTGGAAGAATAACTATGCTGCCTTCCCGTATTCCCGGCATCGTCCGATCCTACCTGGCGGCTTCGCGCGAGTGCCGTGTCGAAATCCCCGGCCTGACGGATGGCGCGGATGTGCTGCCGCTGGCGGAAATTGAGTATCCGATTGGCGACAAGAGCAGGGCGGCCAGTCATGCGACCGAGATCGAGATCGTGCCAGGTGATCTTGTCTGGCTGGCATTCGAGGGCGGCGATCCGCGCTATCCGATCATTACCGGCTTTCGCAATGCTAGAGCCGGCAATGCGATTGACTGGCGGCGCTGGCATCACGCGAACATCGAACTGACCGCAGACAACATACTACGCGTGAATTGCGTGCGTTTTGAAATCAATGCCAGTGAGATGGTCGACGTGAAGACGCCGCAGGCGACGTTTTCCGAGAAGGTCACGTCTGTTGGCCTGCTCACGTATCAGAGCGGCTTGGCCGGATCCGGCGGCGGTGGCGGGGCGTCGGCCAAGATACAAGGTGGCATCGAGAATACCGGTGGCGAGATTGTCAGCAACGGCATTGGGGTGGAATCGCATCATCACGACGAACACGACGGCCCACCGACTGGCCGGGCGAAAGCATAATTACATTCACTTAGGAAAGAAATGGCAAAGAACCTCATTTTCAGTTTTGACGACATGGGCAGCAAGAAAGATGCAGCAACCAGGGCGGTAGTGCGTTACTTCGCGCGTGCGGGCTCCCATATCGTCCAGGGCGATGTGTCGCCCAATATCAAGCGCTCATCCGGCGTTTCCTACCGGGAAATGGTGCTGACGTTCGCTGATAGCCAGGTGGTGACGTTTTCCATTAAGCAATCGGGGGATATATTTCAGGTCAAGCTGAACGGGAAGATCGTGCCGCTCAAGCATCAGGACGACCAGGTGGCGGCCATTGGTGAGATGGTCGGCATGATGGATGCCGGTCGCTCGAAATTCCAGGCCGCTATGGCGAAGGTCCGTATTCAGTTGCCGGCCAGCATACGGACGGCGGCGCCAAAAATGGAGATCGCGCTGCAGGAAAAATCGACGGCGTTGGATGCGGCAATTGTCGCAATTCAGGAAGATATAGCAGCTCTGCGCGATTAAATCTGTTATTTGAGCTGCTTGAAAACAAGAGGTGGTGTGCGCCATATCTCGGTTCTTGATTCTGGCGACCGCCCTAATTCACATGGAAACTGCTTGGCATTTGTGCTGATACTCCTGCCAGGTGAGTATGTCGGGAATCTGTGACGGAGTGTTTATTTTTTTAGATCACATTCCGCAAGTTGGTGTTGATAGCCGTCTATAAGCTTGGTACGTACTGCTTGCTGTTCTTTGACGGCCGCTATCCAATCAGGATTGGGATTGCTGGTTCTAGCAATTACTGCTGAGGTTTGTTCTAGGTCGTATCTGATGTCAAATATTTGTTTTTGTATATAAGCCCGATTGTTGTCATACCCAAGCTGTACCGACAGTTGAGTCGTCTCTGCAATTTTTCTCGCCAATGTGTCCTGACTGTTCTGATAGGCCTTCTGCCACTCAACAATTAAATTATTCAACGTGTCGTTTCGCGCCTGTGTTGTATCTAGCTTTACTTGGAGCTGTGCCATAGCTCCCCTTAAATCTGCTTGCTGGACTGACATTTGATTTTCGGTCAATTTTTGACCTACCCAGAAGCCGCTGGATAGAAGGACGCTGATAGCGCCAAAGAAGGTACACCATTGGCTGTATCTGAAGTTGCCAAAGATTTGTGCAGTGGTTAAGTTTTCTGATTTCATAGGAGGGGCAAGATAATTCGCTGTAGAAATAATTTTAATATTTTAATGGAAAAATTTGCAACTCTCATGCCGGTTCATTCCGCTAGATGAATTTTTCAATAGTTAATCAAGATTTCATTTGATCGTTTAGATGACATCGTTGCATCGGAGACTAAAACACTAGGTCGTTGGTCTAGCAATTGTGACGATGTTCGCGAACATGGAAAACCGCCAAATATAGCTATTCATCACCGCGTAATAATGGACTTGCACATACCGCGTGGGTACTTCACCTGCGCCGACATGGGGGCAAATCTTAATTACGACAAGGGTGATCTATGCCAAAGCAACATGCGGAATATAACAACGCAAGAACAGAAAAAGTCAGTACGTTTTACACGAAGTTGAAGGAAACGGCGGTCAGCAGCACCGGCGTGTTTGATTCCGCCAGCGCCGGTGCATTCATTGCCGACGCGCAGAGCTTGTCCGCTTCGATTACCGGCGTGGAAGTGCCTGAAAATCTGCAGATCCTCTTCGACGAGTCGGGCGATGGTCGCGCCGGCATCGCTGGAGCGATTCTGGATGGTGCTGCCTTTTACGAAGCCGAACACGGCGTGGAGCCGACCGCTGACGTGCTGGAGTGGGCCATTCACCAAGCCTATGCGACGTCGGAAAGCGCGCGCTCGAAGTACAAGCTCGACTCGGCGTCTATGATTGCTTTCTCACCTCTCAGAACACGTCGCCTCGCCGTCAAGTTGCGCGAGCTCTCCATTGTGAACGCCAGCGCACTGGCCGCCGTGCCGCCCGAGCGTTTCGAAGAATCGACAACGACCTTCTTGCAGATGGTCATCGAGTCAGCCGACGCACCCACAGAGCGCCATGTCACCGATCCGAAAAACTGGACGGTGCAGGAGCGCATGCTGGTCGTCGGTCACTACCTGGCCCACACCACAGGGGAAGAGGGTGGTGGCGCCAATTTCATGCTGGGCGACGGCTATTACATGGACTACCTGAATGTCAGCCGCGACACACCTGACTTTCCCATCGCCCTGGGCAGTCATGGTGGCGACGAATGGCAAGTCTCGCCGGTGACAGGGGCGATGGCGGAAGCCATTGAGCAATTGCACGGCCATATTCCGAAGGTGGCCGGCCAGTTGCATTGGATGCTGGGCGCCATGGCCGCACAGCTGTTGCGGGTGGGCGAGCTGGCCCCGGATCCGGCTTTGGATTCGTTGAACTACCTGGAGTGGCTGAAAAATCGTATGCAGATCATCAGCGAATATCCAGAATCGGAATTCTTGGGGCTGTACGCGATGCATCACCGCGGTAACAAGCTGCTGATGCATTTCTTCGAGACGGTCGAAATAGATGAGGGATTCGTGGCATTACCCCATGAGGGATCGGAGGCAGAGTCGTTGCCTCCGGCCCGATTTCCAGTTTCAGCCTGTGTCAGTGAGTTCGCGAAGAGAGTTACAGGAAAACCTACGCAATATGGCAGTTAGCTTGAGTTTATATTCAAGCACCTCGTATCCGGAGGCGATGCGCATGGGGATCTCGGATGCACGGGATTTCCTGGAGTCGAAGGCGTTTGAGACCTGGGTGAAGAATCGGGAGCTGGAGCAAAAGGTGCAGCTTGCATTAGTAGGGCGCCTGGATGGCGTCATCAAGGCGATAGGGTCACTAGGCAAGGCAATCAGTCGATAGGGGCAATGTGAGGTTCCTGCCGGCGCAAATCATTGATGGGAAGAGGCATGGCAGAACCAACAAGCACGCTAGCGGCAGTATGGATAGCAGTCACGAAATACCTGTTGCCGCTACTGCCTGGGGCGGTGGGGTCGGCGGTTGCCCTGAAGTTTCTGGGTGACGGCTTGAACTGGTGGCAGAAGCTATCCAGTTTCGCCGCCGGCCTGGCGTGCGCCGTCTACATCGCACCGGTGCTGATCGAGTGGTTCGCCATTACCGGCGCGCGAACCCATTCCGGTATCGAGTTCCTGGTTGGCTTGTTTGCGCTAGCGACAGCGCGCGAAGTGTTTAAGGAAATTAACGAAGCGGACATCATCGGCACCTTGAAGCGCCGTTATCTGGGAGGGAATAATGATCCAACTAATTAATACAGGAGCCAACCTGGTGCTGCTGGCGTTTTGCTTATGGGCGGTGCTGAACAAGCATCTGGAAACGCAGGTGCTGGGTACTTCTGCATTGTCCCTGGTGGCGCTCACGTCCTTTGTGAACATCATGCGGCCGGATGCCTTTGGTTTCTGGAGTGAGCAATCTGAAGTGCTGTCGAATGTAGCCGTCGCTATTCTGGCGGTATGGTTCTGGCGCCGCTGGCATCAATGCAACTGACAGGGGAAGCGATGAATTTGTCCGCTACACAGCTCTCAACAGCATTACGCATTCCTATCGCGCGTGCGATGGACTGGGCGGCGCCGATCAATGCCGCGTTGGTCGAGTTCGGCATCAGCACGCCGGCACGGTGTGCGGCTTTCATTGCGCAGATCGGCCACGAAAGCGCTGGGTTGTCTCGCTTGTCGGAGTCGTTTGATTATTCGGTGCAGGGGCTGATTGCCACCTTTGGCAAGCGTATTGCCATGCACGCCGCCGCCCTTGGCCGCCAGGCAGGAGAGAAGATGGTGCCGCTGGAACGTCAGATCCGGATCGCCAACATCGTCTACGCCAATCGGTACGGTAATGGTGACGTCACCTCCGGCGATGGCTGGCGCTATCGCGGCGGCGGCCTGAAGCAGATCACGTTTCACGATAACTACGCGGCGTGTTCGGCTGCACTGGGTGTTGATTGCGTCGCTGCCCCGCAGCGGCTGTCAACGGACAGGACGCTGGCAGCCCGCTCGGCGGGATGGTTCTGGTTGTCGATTGGTGGTAACGCGTATGCCGATAGGGGCGATTTTGATGGGCTGTCGACGCGGATTAATGGCGTCGGCATTACTGCGGAGAGCGTGGCCGCGCGGCGCGTGCGCTGGGTGGTGTGCAAAAGTACCTTGGGGGTCGTATGAACCTTTTGAAAGAGGCATTGCCCTGGTGGGCACGCTGGCTGGCCCTCGTTTCGGCTGCCGCTGTGTTTGGGACGATCTGCTACAACAAAGGCAAGCAGGACGAGGGCGAAAAACACATTGCCTACGTCAATCAACAGGCCGAGCGCTCAATCAAAATCGTCAAGGCACAGCAGGTTGTTGTCGCGCAGACGCAGATCAAGTATGTCGATCGCATCAAGACCATTTATACCAAAGGAGAAACCATTGAAAAGCAAGTGCCGACCTACATCACGCAAGCGGACAACGATCGCTTTACTGTCAATGCTGGCTTTGTGCGCGTGTACGACGCCGCCTGGTCAGGTGACGATCCCGGACCTGCCGCCGATTCTGACCGAGAACCCGCCGGCATTTCGCTTGCTCAGGTCGCTGCCATCGACGCCGGCAACGCCACCAGTTGCCGGGCCTGGCGGGAGTTAGCATTGGGGCTGCGCGAAAATTACATTAATTTACAATCAGTGACAGATAAGACTTGGCGATAAAGAGGTTGTAGATTCGGACGTATTGGCGCGCTCATTTGCTATTTTGTTGAGTACGTCTTATATTAAAAATGCTTCAGATGTATTTTCCCTGTAACGCATTAGGCCCGCTCTCGTAATGGTGGCGGGCTCTT